CAGCCAGGTAAAGTCATTTGTTCTCAGGTAGGTAATCTCTCAGATGAAGAACCTGTATTAAATGAAGATATGATTGCTAGAGCAGTGATCCAGTTCTTTGACAATGGTGAGCGAGCCAAACAGCGATTTAAGATCAAAGTTAGATTTAATCTAGTAGATAAAGAGAATCCAGAGTTTATTGCCACATTGACCAAAGACTGGAGTAATTTTAAAAAGTTTATACCAGCAGAGTGTAAAGAATACATCATGGAATATGCCCGTGAGTTTAGAGCAAAAATCAAAACAGAATATGACATGGTGCCTTACATGGGCAAGTTCCATTTGAATACGGGCAAGCAAGCAGGTACTACCATGGGCTTTACCAACATTGAACCCAACACCCTGGCATTTGTTTGGTATGACAATCATAACAGTCAATGGAAATATTTTATCATGTTCTATGATTTTATACGCAACGGAACCTTTGATGACACACACATAACTCCAGCACAGGTCAAAGCAGGTATTAAGACACAGGACTTATACATCAATCCCAAACACGATACAATTAAGCGTCCTAAGACTTGGGCACAACAAAGATTGGAAAGAAAATAACATTATGAGTTTTGAAGATATTTTAAACAAACACAATAATCATGAAGTTGTTATTATTGATAGATATTTTAAAAATAGATTTGTAGCCACTCCTGGTTTATATTGTTCAGATTGCGGAAAATTAATAAAATGGTTGTCAGATGAAGTTGCGGAAGATTTAATTTATAGTGGAGTAAAACATTTAGGCATGACCAAAATGGATAAACTAAAATTAAATCTTAAACAAGTTCAATATGGTAAAGTTAAAAATGTAAAAGCTGGAGATATATTATAAACCAAATCACTTTACACATTACATTACCTGTATTATAATAAATACAAATGCTAAATAAAAATATTGAAAGGCACTGATATGTCCAGCAAAACATATGAAGATAAGATTAAAAATATAGCTAAATGGGTCAGTATACATAACAAGTATTGGCACAAATATGAAGGTTATCTAAATGATCGCAAAGATCATTGGAATGAGACTTTTCATAGTCAAACCGCAGATGATCATCAAGATTGGGTAGATATCATTGACAACCTATATCAAGAGTTTCCAAAAATATTTGATGATAATCCAAGATACAAACATATCTTTGAAGACACTCAAGAGATTAGTAGAAGAATAGTTCATGGTGAACCTGTAACTAAGAAACATAAAAGAAATCATAACTTTCCAGTGTTTCGTGCTTGGATGACCATCAAAGATATATTCAATGATATTTCTGGTAAACCCACCAAACAATACCCTAGACCAGGAGATCCAAAGATCAAAGTCAGCCCTGGCCTACAACGACAACGAGCCAAGAATGATAAAGTAGCAGCTAAAGCGGCTATGTTTGAATCTCTATTTGACATTGAAAGGAAATAACATGGCCAAACAACATCCACTATACAAACGCTGGGCGTTTATCAAAGAGATAACCACTAATCCCAATAGCATCAACTATCAAAAATATGCTGGTGCCCAAGGTATAAAAAACTTGTTCACAGATTTCCAAGACTTTGTTGACTATGTGGAAACTAATCTAGGACCTATACCATTTCGCAATGCCAAGCTGTATCGTCCCAATCAACAAGATCACTTTCGTCCTGGCAATCTAGCCTGGGGTGAACCCAGAGATGTCAGTCTCATACAACAACGAACCTATAAACTTAGATACAAAAATCAAGTCAAACTGGCACGTGATTGGGCCACAGAGTATGGTTTAAACTATCATACTTTTCTGGAACGCATAGGCAAAGGATGGACCATGCCACAGGCCCTGGGACTACGACCTTCACCTAGACAACAGCAACGAGCTAAAAATAAACGACTCAAAGCTAAACAACTATGAAATTATTGAACAAAGAACAAATACAGCAGTTGAACACGATTCAGGCACGTGAACAACTACAACTGTTAGAGCAGACCTATCCCTTGTACACAGACATTGCCCATATAGATCTCAAAATATGGATGATAGCAGATGACATTGCCAATCAACTACTATGGTTGGAAGATCATATTCACAAACTCAGCATCAAGGAGGACACAGTATCATGCCTGTGAAAAAAACAGCCGTGCTCACAGCAGCACCACAGACCATAGACACAGATCTCTATCAACTCATAGTGGAAATCTACAGCCGCTGGCATGGGCAAGAAATAGCAGAAGCCATTGGCTACTATCGCCAACAACAAGAGAACGCACAGCGCATAGAACAACTGCGCACAGAGATTGAATCAAGGTCTGCGGAGCTCACGGCAAGAACTGCTAAATAGTTTATACTAAAAGAGACATGAAATGAGACCAGAAAAGAAATGGCAACGCTATACCAAGCTCAGTGATATCTGGGTCAATATGACTCGTTATCGCAGCAAGATTGAAATTGACTGTGCCAGTGATTGTGTGCTGTGGACAGGCGCCAAACACGCACAGGGCTACGGCATGGTAGTGGCCATCAGAGACACAGATAAAAAACGCATCATGACCACTACACATCGTGTGGCCATGAGACAGAAACTGGGACGTGCCCTGGATGCCAATGAAGGAGTCACACATACCTGTGGTCGTCCTGCCTGTGTGAATCCCAATCATCTTGCTTTCAAGCATGATACCCCAGCCAACACAGAACTAGATTTGAACAGCAATGAAACTAGAGAAATATCAATACAACCCTAGCACCAGTGCGTGGCTGTGGCAGTTGGCCACACAGGCAGATGTGGAAGAAATAGTCAACCTCACTGAACAATACTTTCAAAGTGAAATCATGGCAGGCTTTGAACCTGATCGCCAGCACTATACCTACAATGTCTCACAGGGCATACTCACACAAACTTTCAATGCTGGTCGTGAACAACTGGCCCTGGCACGTGATAAGATTCACCGCAGAGTCATAGCCTACAGTTGGATTGGCGCAGGCACTGGCGTGCTCTACAGTCAAAATACCACAGCAGAAGGCAAGATGGTTCACATAGATAAAACACTGAGTGTGCGTGATCGTATCACACTCACAGTACAGATATTACAGAACTGGATACAATGGAGCCAGGTATGTGGCTACGATGTTCTAGTATCTACCAGCGTGAGAGATGAACAGGCCACATTCATGCGCATACATGATCTACTGGGATTTCAACTCAAAGGCAGCATAGCCTACAGGAGATTGCGATGACTGGCTGGGCTAATCCTGCTGCTCAACGTATGAGTAATCCTGCTGCTCCGCTGGCTCAAACAGGCGCACAATCTAGTCCATATGCTCAACAAACCCAGGTAGGCGGCGGCGTTCACTATAATATGTTTACACCGCAGCCCAGCCATGGCCACGAGTGGGTATGGAACGGTAAATCTGTGACCATCACAGAGTTTGCCCACTTGGCCTATGGCACGACACCACAACGCACTATGTTTTTGTTGAAGTATAGTGACGAACACAAGGAGATAAAATGATAGAAGCAACAGGAACCAAAGTAATCATTGAACGACATGAACAAGAACAAACCACAGCCAGTGGATTGGTATTGACCGTGGCAGCAGATCCCAATCCACTGGCACGTGTGCTCAGTGTGGGACCAGACGTCAAAAGCCACATCAAAGTTGATGACATGCTGATCATAGGTTGGCAGCACACAGCACATACCAAATATCAGGGCAAGACCTACTATATCGTAGATGAATCAGGTATATTTGGACGAGTAAAATCATGACCCCCACACAAGATCAAGTATTGACAGCCAGTCTTAAACTCATAGTAGATGAGTTCACCAACCTGGGCTATGAAGAGAATATCATATTTGGCAAAGTAAATTTGATATTACAAGGCTTTATCACAGCTGAAGGCACATTCACAGATGAATATATCGCCCTGGCACAACAGGCCTTGGATCGTCGTGCCACAGCGGAGTTTCACAGAAGTTTAACCACAGACGTGCCACAAGGTATTATCATGCCCAGCACCACAGGCATTGGTGGAGGACTAAAACCATGAACACAGACATGTATCTCATGACAAAGATAGAAAAAATCACAGGCAAACTCGCAGGCTTTACCAAAACTCTGGAACAACAGTTGGTGAGCATGCCTAAAGATGCCACAGAGTTTAACAAGAAACTGCTGAGTTGGCAACAAGATCTCAAACCTGGACAGTGCTACAAGTTTCAAAAAGTCACAGTGAACAAAAAATATCACGTGGTAGAAGCACAAGAATAAATCACGGCCAGTAAATACGGTGCTGGCATTGTCAGCGGGTCGCGAGAGTATATAGGTGATTAGGTTTGGCCCGCTTCCCCACTAATATTGTCCTCTCATGCCAGCACCCTTAAATATCCTACTATGGATCCTACCACATTTGACAAACTAACCAAACCCTTACTCAAGTACAACAAACGCCTGGACAGAGAGCAACTTAGATCTAAAATAAAACAATGTGAACACTGTGATTGTGTGGTCAAAGATCAGGTCATAGTGGCCAAAGTGTGTAGGTTGGGCAATGAACTACAACATACCAAACATATATGTTATCCTTGTAAGGCCATACTGTTTGATGGCAGCCTAGGCCCAAAAAGACGCAGATTAAATTAAACTGCTAAATAAACTTGAAAAGGAATCATGTTCAAGGTATGACAGAAGAAATCAAACACGGTGGAGCCAGAGAAGGCGCAGGCAGACCCAAGGGCACTGGCAATAAACTCACGGCCAAAGACTTGTTGGATCAATGTCAAGCCATTGTGGGCAAACCTTTTGCTGTCAGCCTCATGGAAGGTTATAGAGACAGCATCCTGGATGGTGATACCAAGACCAGAGTCACCTATGAAAAGATCATTGTAGACAAGGTTGCCACCACTATGTTGGATGTAGAAGTAGAAAGCACTGATGACATCATGGATTCCAAGCGCACAGCGTTCTTATCAGCCATGAATCAAATCATTGGAATAAATAAAGATAACGAGGATTCTCAACATGCCCCTAATTAAATCAACCAGCCCTAAAGCATTCAAAAAAAATATCAGCACTGAAGTCAAAGCTGGTAAGCCTGTGAAACAAGCCGTGGCCATAGCCTATGCCACAAAGAACGCTGCCAAGAGCAAAAAGGCTAAAACTACCAAAGGAAAAATGTAAAATGTTAAAAAACAAAAGCAACCAAACGGACACAGGCATGAGCTTTGATGGTTTGAGCAATGGCAGCAGCCAAAGAGCCACAGCCCCTAAGATCCAGGTCAATCAATACACTGGTCATATGAATGATGGTCGTGATGTTCAAATGCGCCAAATGCCTAACCGCACTGGCAATCAAAGTGATCTAGCCAACAACACCATGGGTCATGCTCCTCAAAGCAGCCGTGGTGGTAAGACACGTTTTGCCAATCCAGATATGATCAATGTTGGCAACGGTCCTAGAAACGCTGGCGGCACTCGCAATTTCATGCCCAGCGCTGGTCAGAACTACAAAGGCAATCCTGACATGATTCAAAACACACAGATGCCCAATCGCAAGGGCAACGACGGTTGTTAATAGGACAAGAATATGAGTTATCAACTACAAGGCCTTAGCCAGTTAACCACAGCACAATCAACCACTGGCACAGTGACATTTTCCAGTGCTACCACTAATGCTTTCTTGGTAGACAATACCAATGGCACAGTGTTTGCCTATGTCAATGTTTATAATGCCAGTGCTACACCCAGCGACTTCCATCATCCTGCGAGTGGCAGTCCAGGTGCCAGCATTGTGATTCCACCTAACACAGGCAGAGTCATCGTAGGCAACTTTGGATCCAGCGGTGGCTGGCAAGATGTCTATGTTAAAACAATCACCAATGCCAGCAGCGCCATATTGATCGTCAGTCCAGTGACATTGGTTCAAGCAGGCACATCACTATAAGGACAACAAAATGGAAATCTCTAAAATGAAATCAAACTATGGCCTGGGTCCTAGAACTGGCCTTGCTGGCAACACAGCCAAACGTGCTGCGTTCAAAGCGGGCAAAGCAGAGCGCAGCAATCTTGCTGACAGCATCAATGCGGTACTGGGTAATATGGATATTGATCCCTATTCTAATCCCAAGTTAGAAGGCAAGGCACCAGATGTCAAGCCTAAGAAGTTTAAACGTTAACATGGTGTAAACCAGGGTTTGATCAGTGTCCCTAACACTGACATTTTATTTGAAAAGTAAAGGAACTAGAAATGAAAAAAAACACCACCAAAGTTGATGTATGGAATGATGATGTGCCCGCACTGGATCTTGCGCCAAGCACAGTGCCAGAAGTCTTAGACGATGATTACATGCCTGAAGTCACGGAAGATTTGATCCCCACAGAAGCACTAAGACCCCAGGCCATTGAATACAGCATTGATGGTCTCAAAGAAGACTTTCCCACTGCCCGTGAACTAGAGCAGTTTGTCTTTGATGAAACACAGGTCAGTCTCAAACTCAAAGGCATTGACCCTGCCAAGAAGTATGAGATTGCCTATGCTGTGCTCACAGGCAAGGATGTGGATATCAAGTATATCACAGGTGCCAATCCTTATTTGGACAACACTGATCTAATCCCAGAAGACCAACTCAGGCCAATCCCACGCAGAGATCCCAAACTGCCCAATGAAGAACCCATGAGCATCTTCAGTGATATGAGCGTGCCACATCCTGACAAAGACATGCGTCAACTGGATGCCAAGGTCACTTGTGTGTTTAGAACCTATCGCAATGGTGCCATCAGTTTTGAAATCATGGGACCATTGGAAAAACATTCAGTGGGTGAAAAGTTGGACAAGTATGGTCGCAGCCGCCCTGAAAAGATGACCTGGGTTGATCCCAGAACTGGAGAACAAGCTGTGCGCTACAGTGATGGCACGTTCACACGCATGGGACAACGCCTGCGCACACTCATGGAAAGCAAGCGTGTAAACCGTAATCAAAGCGTGTGGAGTATTTGGATTGACAGAGACTTCATCAACTTCAACCAGGATGCCTTGGACAATCCTTGGGGAGATGAGTAATTGTGATACAGGCTAATACAGACGACCATAAGATATTAGCCAAGGTCAATGCTGTTCAGCGTGGAGCCTTTGTGGAAAAGTTTCCCAATCAAGTGGAACATATTCTACGCTTGCTCACAGAAAGACTACAGCTGGGTTTGGACAAGCGTGATGGAATTGACCCAGCCAGAGTTGATACTTGGCGTCTCATGCCCAATGAGATAGCAGAGTTGGCACAAGCCATGTATCACCTCAATGAGATTAGAAACTCACTCAAGGAATAACCATGCTAGATCCTAACTGGGATCCTTATGAGTCATTGATGCGAGCAGAACATCAAATCATGTGTCAAGCACAGCTCTTGGCGAACCTGGCTGATCAACTACGTGATCAAAGCCATTTAATTCAGCAGATGACGCATCAGATCAGCATGATCTTTGATGCTTTGGCCACACAGAACAAGTTCAACGTGGGCCTATTTGAAAAGTTAGTAGACGTGGAAAAGAAATGTAATGATTGATGACGATGTATTAATGCGGCGTGCTGTGAACTGGGTTTGTAGTGAACACAATCTCAAACCAGAGAGCCTAAAGATGTTTGACACTTATACACAGATGCGATTCCAAGAGTTGGCCATTGCTGTCTGTGAGGATATGAAATACAACAGCATCAAATACTTTAGACCTTTTGATCATCAAATAGAGTTTTTTAAAACAGGCGTCCATGCTCGCCGTGGCATCTTGGCTGCCAATCGTATTGGTAAGACTGTATCAACCTGCTACGAAACTGCCTACCACCTTACTGGATTGTATCCCACATGGTGGCCCAAGTCTGGCAAACGTTTTAACAAGCCTGTGACTGCCTTTGTGGCTGGTGAAGGTTGGGAACAGGTTGCCAGGGTCTTACAGGATGAACTCATAGGCACCAAAGACATTAAAATACGTGAACAAGTAGGCACAGGTGCCATACCCAAATCATGTATCATCACAGACACCATGCGCTGTGATGGTGCCAATGTCATAGGCGTGGAGATTCGTCATACATCAGGTGCCAACAGCTATTTGTTGTTTGGCAACTACACACAGGAAGTTAGAAACCTACAGGGTTTCAAATTAGATTTTGTGGTCTTTGATGAGCAGCCACCAGATGACATATTTTCAGAACTTGTGACTCGTACTGCCACCACACAAGGACAAGTGCTGTGTTCATTTACACCACTCAAAGGTCTCAATGGCTTGGTATCAAAGTTTTGGTATGGTGAAACGGGCTATGAACACATTCGCGTAAGTTGGGATGATGTGCCAGAGTATGATCCCTGGAATGAACCATTCTTGCTCATGGCCACACGCAGGCAGCTGGAGCGTGATTACTTGCCACATGAACGTGAAGCCAGGATTGCGGGTATTCCTGTCATGGGTCAGGGTGCTGTGTTTCAAATACGCAACTGGCCCACTTACAAGACTGGCGACTTTGATTTCAAATCCATGAATCACATAGAGCGTGTAATTGCCATGGATCTGGGTTTGGTCAGAGACAAAACAGTGATCTCATTGATGTATTGGAATCCACGCACACAAGAAGCATGGCTACACAGTCAGGTAGTGGTCAAGGGCACAGAAGAAGCCAATCCTTTAAACTATATCAATCACCTGGTCAGACCAGAAGTGTTTGGTTGCCCTATTGTGTTGCCCAGTGATGCCAACACCGCAGGTAGATATACCATGAGCAGTCTCAGCCTAAGACAACTGTTCCAAGAGTATGAACTCAATGTTCATCCACAGCCCGCAATGAATCCACCTGACGCAGAAGGCAAGGTCACTAATCATAAAAGTTTTGGTGTCAATACCATGCGACAAATGTTGGAGTTGGGCACATTACATGTCAATGAAAACTGTGTGGAGTTCTTGCGTGAATGTAAAAACTATTTTGTAGATGAACGAGGTCGCTTCAGTGATCCAGATGACGCCATTGATAGTTGCCGCTACGGTTTATTAGCGTGTTTAAATGGATGGAGTGAACCCTACGATTCCAAAACTCCTCAAATACGTATGGCAGAAGCACGTATGCGTATGGAACAAATTAGATTAAACAAACAGGCCAATAAACCCTCCTGGAAAAAAAGCTTCAACCCTGCGGAATAAAATTTGTTATACTATACTATGACATATTACAAATACGACAATAACATAATTAATGCCCAACAAAGATTTAATTCTCATTATGAAAAAACTGAATCTTGTTGGAATTACAAACATAGAATAAACAAAGATGGATATGGACATTTAAGTATTTCTATTAATGGAAAAGAGCATACCTTACGAGCTCATCGTTATTCTTGGATTATTTCAAATAAACAAGATTGGCCAGTTGATAAACCAGTTGCTAGACATATCTGTAATAATCCTGCGTGTGTGAATCCAGAACATATTATTCCAGGAACACAAAAAGAAAATGTAAATGATTCTATCAAAGCCAATACTCATTATAAACTTACAGGCTGGCCAAAAGGAAAACCTAGGAAGACATTTAATCCAGCAGAATAAAACCATGACCTATCAATTACATCAACAAGACTGTTTAACTTGGATGCGCAGCCAACCAGCAGCCACCA